CAAGCAGAAGAGGAAGAAGAAGTAGATGATTAAAGTATACGACTTTCGTTGTGACAACGGACACGTATATGAAGAGTTTGTAGCCTCTAGTACCTCAATCAGTAGGTGCGAGTGTGGTGCTAGTGCTACAAAGATGCTGTCTGCCCCGGCTTTTATACTTGATGGACACACTGGGGACTTCCCCGGTAGACACATGAAGTGGGTAAAAGAACACGAACAAGCAGGTAGAAAACCCCAGTCTCCATAATGACTAAGTTCACGGAGTTTAATTATGTCAAAAGCGACGATGGTTGACATGCAACCTGAAGAGGCAAATGCAGAAGAAACCATAGAAAACGAAGAACAAGAGATTCAACAACAACAAGTTGAGCAACCTCAAGAAGAACCTACAATACCAGAGAAGTACCAAAATAAGTCCTTAGAGGACGTGGTACACATGCACCAAGAAGCTGAGAAGCTTTTAGGTCGTCAGTCCTCTGAAGTAGGAGAACTTCGTAAGGTAGTAGACGACTACATTTCTAGTCAGACACCACCAACAGCACCTCAACAGTACGTTGAGCCTGAAGACGATATAGATTATTTTACGGACCCTCAAGCAGCCGTTAATCGTGCTATTGAGAACCATCCTAAGATTAGAGAAGCACAAGAGTACTCTACTCAGTACAAGAAACAGTCATCTCTGGCAACGCTTAATAACAAGCACCCAGACATGCAGGACATCTTGAAGGACGATAAGTTCGCTGAGTGGATTAAAGCTTCAAAGATTAGGACTCAGTTGTTTGTACAAGCTGACCAACAGTTTGATGCGGAAGCTGCTGACGAATTGTTTTCACTCTGGAAGGAGCGCAAGACAGTAGCACAGCAGACAGTGCAAGTTGAAAAACAGGCACGTAAGCAGCAGATCAAGGCAGCCAACACAGGCAATGCACGTGGCAGTGCTGAAGGTAGTCGTAAGAAAGTGTATCGTAGGGCCGACATTATTAAACTAATGAGAACAGACCCTGAGCATTACCAAGCTTTATCTGAGGAGATTTTAAGAGCTTATAGCGAGGGTCGAGTCAAATAATCTAAAAGGAGATTGACATGGCTACCGGAACTTTCGGCGCGAGTGACCACGCCACAGGTAATACCGCAAAAACTGAAGCGGCAACGTTTATTCCAGAAATCTGGAGTGACGAGATTATCGCTGCTTATCAAAAGAACCTGAAGATGGCACCTCTTGTCAAAAAACTCGCTATGAGTGGCAAGAAAGGTGACAAGCTTCACATCCCTAAGCCTGTACGTGGCGATGCCAATGCTAAAGCTGCTGACACTGCAGTTACTATCATTGCAAACACTGAAGGCGAACTGACTGTTGACATCGACCGTCACTTTGAGTACTCAAGACTCATCGAAGACATCGTTGAAGTACAGGCTCTCAACAGCCTTCGACAGTTCTACACTGAAGACGCTGGCTACGCTTTGGCCACTAAGATCGACACTGACCTCCACTCTTGTGGTACTGGTTTTGGCGACGGTGGTTCTATTGTGTTCTCTGGTTCAGTAGCTCCTACTGACTACCAGCACACTGGTTGTTTCATGAACACCAATAACAGTACTACTCAGTATACTGATGACACTATTGACGGTGTTGCAGGTGATGAGTTTACTGACCGCTTCTTCCGTGACATGATTCAGAAGCTGGACGATAATAACGTACCTATGGAAAACCGTGTATTTATTATCCCACCTGCTACTCGAAACGCAATCATGGGTATTGATCGTTACGTGTCTTCTGACTTCGTAGGCGGTCAGGCAGTTCAGTCTGGGCTTATTGGTAACTTGTACGGCGTAGATGTTTATGTATCTGCTAACTGTGCTACTATCGAAACTGCTGCCCAGAACTCTTCAGCTTCTGTAGACACTCGTGCAGCACTTTTGTTCCACAAGGACGCTATCGTTCTTGCAGAGCAACAGTCAGTACGTTCACAAACCCAGTACAAGCAGGAATACTTGTCAACACTGTACACGGCTGATTGCCTGTTCGGTGTTCAGGTGTACCGTCCTGAAGCTGGTTTCGTTCTCGCAGTTCCTTCTGCATAAGAACGTATCACTGGGGGTCTCTTTTGAGGCCCCTAGTTTTTCTTTTTTGTTTTCTTTAGCTGGAGCAGTCTATGGGTATCTTTAGAGGTACTGGAGGTACTGGTGATGCAACTACAGACGCAGTAGCGTCTCAAGTTGGGACCGATGCGGCGACTGCTTCAACTAAAGCAAACGAGGCTTCTAGTTCAGCCACAGCCGCTGCTAACTCAGCTACTGCTGCAGCAACCAGCGCAACTAATTCTGGAACCAGTGAAACTAACGCTGGCACAAGCGAAACGAACGCTGCTACAAGTGCTACCGCAGCAGCAACGAGTAAAACCAATGCGGCTACCTCAGAAACCAACGCAGCGTCCAGTGCCACAGGTGCAGCCACCAGCGCGACTACTGCTACGACTAAAGCATCTGAGGCGTCCACAAGCGAAACTAACGCATCTACCAGCGCAACCACAGCCACAACCAAGGCAACTGAGGCTGCAACTTCAGCTACAAATGCAGCAACTTCAGCTACAAACGCATCAACTTCTGAAACTAATGCTGGCAACTCTGCTACAGCGGCTGCAACGTCTGCAACAAACGCTGGCACATCAGCTACCAACGCTGCAACCTCAGCTACCAACTCATCTAACAGTGCAACAGCGTCAGCTTCTAGCGCAACAGCGGCAGCAAGCAGCGCAGCATCAGCAGCAGCAGCCCTAGACTCGTTCGACGACAGGTACTTAGGTTCTAAAACCTCTGACCCAACTGTAGACAACGACGGTGACGCTTTAGTCACTGGTGCGTTGTACTACAATTCAAACACGGACGTCATGAGGGTTTACGATGGTTCTGCCTGGGTTGACGCAAGTTCCGGCTTGACTTTTGATGAGCTTAGTTCTACACCGACTACACTGTCTGGCTACGGTATTACTGATGCAGCTACGTCAACACAGGGTGCAACAGCAGACGCAGCACTGGCAGCTTCTGCAGTGTCAACTTACGGTGCGTCTTTAATTGATGACGCAGATGCTGCAACAGCTAGAACTACACTGGGCTTAGGGACTGCAGCAACAACGGCTTCTACGGCTTACGCTACGTCAGCACAGGGCACTACTGCAGACTCAGCACTACAATCAAACTCAACACTTAACGCAGACAATATGACAACAGGTACGCTCTCAGGCGGCACTTACTAAAGAGGAAATTAAACAATGGCTACAACAATTGTAACTAAATTTGGCGGTGATGCTCCAGCAGCCTCAGACATAGTAAGAGGTGAGCTTGCAGTAGACACAGAAAACGGAAGGCTGTACACGGAAAACAGTAGCGGTGCTGTGGTTGAGATAGGGTTGAAACCTGAGGGAAATGTAGACGTAACCGGCACAGTCAGTGCTGCAAATGTTAGCTTGCCTGACGATGGTGTATTGAGCCTTGGTACTAGCGACGAACTTACACTAAAGCATCACAACAGCGGATATAGCCACTTAATCAATACTACAGGCACTTTGTATATTGATAGCGATAGTGTCACTTTTAGAGACGATGACGGCTCACCTTCTAATATGGTAGTCAGTCAGACAGGCATTGATGTCACGGGTACGGTCACGGCAAGCGGCGAAGTTTTTATTGCGGAGAAATTAACCCACACAGGCGACACAGATACTCACTTCAAGTTTGCTGGCGCTAATGATATTCGGATTGTCGCGGGAGATGTAGAACACGCAGCCTTTGACGGCACCATTGTGTTCAATCAAAGCGGTAGCTCGACAATGGATTTCAGGGTCGAAAGCGACACACAAGATCATATGCTCTTCGTGGATGCTTCCCTAAATCGGATTGGTGTTAGAACCAACAGCCCAAACGCACTTTTGCATGTCGGCGGCACCGCAGAAACACAAGGGTCACAAGCAAATCCCGCAATTCAAATTGGCAGTACAACTGGCTACCGCTTGGGCATGTATACCGATGCAGAAGGCGGTTACATAGAAAACAAAAATGGCGATAACGGATTAATCTTCAAAGTTAAGACAGTTGGCGAAGCCATGCGTGTTAATGGCGGAACGGGAAATGTGGGCATTGGCGGCGCCGCAGCGACAGCACGTTTAGAAGTTACCGGAGCGTTTGCATACGCCAGTGGTGCTAGTAGTTTAGCTACAACTGTCAGCAAAGCAGCGGCAAGAATTAGAGGTTCAAGTGACGCATCAACGTCATTGTTTTTTGGTTCACTGACTAATGACGCAGAGCAGTACATTCAATCTTCCAACGGCGCTGGAGATGCAGCTGATGACCTAGCTTTGAACCCGTATGGCGGCAAAGTCGGCATTGGTTCCATAGCACCTTTTGCGCCGCTTCATGTAAAAGAAACAGGTTGGAGCAGTGGGTCGCCCTATGGCTCAGTCCAATTGATTGAAGGTCAAGCAGTCAATG